CGAATGGGATCCTGCGTGGATCGACATGAGGACCGGCACACTGACCAAGGCCTACTATGATTATCTGGCTTGGCTTGAAAGCATGTAGGATATAGAAGGACCCCTGCCACAGTGCAGGCGTGGCAGGGGTTTGTAGGGACTCCAAGGTTGGAGTGTTTTGGGATAACTCCATTATACCAGCGGAGTCCCTTCTTATCAACCACAAAAGGAGGGATAAGCATGAATGTAGCCATCTACACGCGCGTCAGCACGCAGGAGCAGGCAGTAGAGGGTTATTCTATCGGAGAACAGGAAAAACGTCTCAAAACTTATTCTGAGGCCATGGGATGGGTAATCTACGACGTATACACAGACCCCGGGTTCTCCGGAGGGAACATGGACCGCCCGGCTCTGCAGCGCATGATCAGCGACGTGAAGGCCTACCGGGTGGACAAGGTGCTGGTCTATAAGCTGGACAGGCTGTCCCGCTCCCAGCTGGATACCCTGTACCTGATCGAGAAGGTCTTCCTGGCGAATGGTGTAGACTTTGTATCCATGAACGAGAATTTCTCAGCAGACACGCCCTTCGGCCGTGCAGCGCTGGGGATCATGGCTACCTTCGCGCAGTTCGAAAGAGAACAAATCAAAGAGAGACTGATGATGGGAAAGCAAGCCCGAGCGAAGTCCGGGAAGTTCTCGGGAGGGAATAACATCCCCTATGGATATGATTACATCAACCATGAGCTGGTCATCAACGAGAGGGAGGCTGCCATCGTGCGAGAGGTCTTTGACCGGTACCTGAAGGGCCTCTCCCCTACTCAGATCGCCAAGCAGTTCAACGCCTCCGGACTGCGGACTCGGAAGGGCCGGTGGTCAGACTCGCAGATCCGGAACATCTTGGACAGCAGGAACAATGTCGGGGAGGTGCACTTCCAGGGCGAATGGATCCAGGGCACCCACCCGGCCATCGTATCTCCGGAGATCTTCAGTGCAGCCCAGACCATCAGAACGAAGCGGAGACAGGAAGCCATCCTCAGGAATGCCAGGGTGGGGAAAGCGAACTCCTACCTGTCCGGGCTCCTGTACTGTGGCCGATGCGGGTGCCGGTACTCGAAGAAGACCTACCACTCCACCATCAAGGGGAGAGACTATACCTACTCCAGGTATGGCTGCGTGAACCGTGTCCGGGACAAGCACCGGCGGACGTGCTCCTGTGATAACCGGTTCTGGAACGAGGCGGAGCTGGACCGGATGATCTTTGGCGAGATCGCAAAACTTCGGATGGATCCGGGTGCCATCCCGGAAGAAAATGCTGCAGCTCCGGACATCTACAAGGCAGAGATCGAGGACATAGACAAGCGGATCCGGAGGCTGATGGACCTGTACGAAGCCGGGACCATCGACCTTGAGGAGATCACGAACAGGGTTAATACCCTGAATGAGAGACGCAAACTCCTGACGGCCGAACAGGAATCCAGAAAAGATAGAGAAGTTGCTGAGAAGGCAATACAGAGCTTCTCCGAAGTGCTGGAGACCGGCACCCTCGAACAAGTCCGGGTGCTCTTGTTTGACATCATCCGCAGGATAGAAGTCGACGGCGATGATATATCCATCCACTGGAATCTGTGATCCAACATTATCCAACATCAATCAACATTATTCAACATCAATCCAGCCGGAACCCTATCCGGCTTCTGAAATATACCTGTTCAATCCCTTTGCAAGAATTAGTATTAACGTATTGTTATTAAGGGAATAAAAAAGACCCCCGAGGAATCCTCGGGGGTAGCTTTGATGAAACACAATATATCGCTTTGATCCAATAGATTTAACGTTTTCAACGCGTTAGGTGCGTTACTTGCCGACCTGTCGCGCCGTGACCTCCTGCAGGAATTCCCTGTATTCTGCAGCGGCTTCTTTTGCCGCCTGCTTCGCAGCCTCGACGTTGCCGTTGTTCTTCCCGCCGGTCAGGGCGTTGGCCGTGACGATGGATAACTGCAGGATCGCGTCCGTCATCCTCATGGACAGTAGACTCTCCTTCTGCCGGAGCTGTGCCTGGCGCTCAGATCGCTCGTCCACCTTTTTGATGTGGACACCCAGGAGGGCCACGATAATACCGGCCACTGCTGTGATGAAGGTGCAGATGATCTCTGTCAATCCCGATCACCTGCCTTTGCAGCCCTGAGGGCCATGATGGCGGCCTCCCGCCTGGTCGCCGGGTCATTAGGCCGTGAGCCGTCTGTGATTCCCATGGCAATGGCTTCCTGGTATTCAGCCTCTGCCCACTCGGGGATCTTGTTCGGATCTTCCTTCGTCATGTCACTCTCCTCTCCTCCGGAGCTCCCGGCCGATGCCGTGTCCGGTGCCTTGTACTTGAGATACAGATCGCCCTGATGGAAGCTGGACACCACAGCGTTCCCTTTGTATTGCCAGTATACCCGGTACCCACGACTATCCACATGGACGAAGGACGTATAGAGCCCGATGCCATGGTTGGGATAGAACTCTTCCAGGTACGATACCACCGCAGAGGGAGGGACGCCTTTGACGGAGATGTCTGCAGCCGTGCCGATAACGTGCTGGGACATCGACGCACCGCCCACCTTCTTATTGTAGGCGCTGGTCCGGTATCCGGAATTTACCGTCACCGGCTTCCCGAAGTAGTTCCGGACCGCCTGCAGGATCTCTACAGTCTCCTCACACAGGAGAATGGTGTCGCTCCCGTCCTTGCAGGCGAATTCTTTCACCTGGAAGTTTGGGCGGATATACTTCTCTCCGTCAGCCTTCTTACTGTATCTGTCGACTTTTGCCATACTATCCCTCCTTACTTCGCTGTCACCTTAATGATAATAGGGATATCCACTGTCGGGACCGTTCCCAGTGCCGTGAGCACGTTCGTGGTGGCGCTCCCGATCATCTGAGCCGCTCCCCAGGCACTGTATTGTGCGGCCGTGCAGCTGTCGCCGTTGGGTTCTATCTCAAGGTCATAAGATGCTGCCGGATACTGGGTCTGCAGCCCGGAGTACGTGGATCCGCTCCACCCTGAGGCCAGGATCGTCCCGGTGGTCAGAGTGTAAGAGCTGGCCGGACCTGCCGGGCCCTGCGGCCCCTGTGGGCCTGTAGGTCCCTGCGGACCGGTAGCGCCGGTCTCCCCTTTTAGGTTCCGAAAGGCGAAGTTGAAGACCTTTGCGGTATCCGCTCCGGAGGCCGTGACAGTGACCGCCGGGGTGCCTACGTTTGCGTCAATCGTGGCCGTCGGGGCGCCGAACCCTGCAGCGGTCCCTGATGGACCCTGTGGGCCTGTGGGCCCTGTGTCGCCGGTGTCACCTTTTGGGCCCTGTGGCCCGGTATCTCCCGTATCACCTTTAGGACCTTGTGGACCCGTGTCTCCTGTATCTCCTTTAGGCCCTTGCGGACCTGTGTCCCCGGTATCGCCCTTAGGTCCCTGTGGACCCGTGGCACCAGTAGCACCCGTCTCACCTTGCGGGCCGGTCTCACCCTGTGGACCAGTTTCACCTTGAGGGCCTTGAGGGCCTGTCGCACCGGTAGATCCCTTCAGATTCTTGAAGGAGAACTTGAACACCTTCTCAGTGTCCGGTCCGGATGTGGAGATGCTCACCGAAGGAGTGCCTGTCCCAGTGTCCACAGTTGCGGTCGGTGTACCGAAGCCGGCAGCCGTGCCCTGCGGACCCGTGTCCCCTGTCTCGCCTTTTGGGCCTTGCGGTCCGGTGTCTCCCGTTTCTCCTTTAGGACCCTGTGGCCCGGTATCGCCGGTATCTCCCTTAGGGCCCTGTGGACCGGTGTCACCGGTATCTCCCTTAGGTCCTTGCGGTCCGGTATCACCAGTGTCGCCCTTGGGACCCTGCGGACCTGTCGGTCCTGTAGCACCCTGAGGACCGGTATCCCCGGTGTCGCCTTTAGGGCCCTGGGGACCTGTAGCACCTGTCTCACCCTGTGGTCCTGTGGGGCCGGTATCCCCTGTATCGCCTTTAGGTCCTTGGGGACCAGTGTCGCCGGTATCACCTTTAAGGCCCTGCGGACCCTGTGGCCCGGTCGGGCCCTGGGGTCCCGTCTCGCCGGTGCTCCCCTTCCGACCATTGTAGACCGTGAAGGCGATTGTGCTGCCGTCTTCCTTGTAAAAGGTGAAGACGTTCCGGCCGCCGTCTTCCGTGGAGGTCTCAGTCTGCTCTCCGTCAATGATCCCACCGCCGCCGGAGATGACCGGCTGCGGGATCTCGTAGAAGGCGGTGTTGTAGTCCGCCTCCCACACCGGGATCTGGAGCGCATCCACGAACTCCGCCTCAGGTACC